CCAGTCCATCATCGTTGACCGAGAAAAACGTCAGCGACGTGATCTCATTGGCATTGAAGAGTTGGCCGCAAGTATCCGTGACACCGGCCTGATCAATCCAATTGTTGTCACAATGAACCTCGAACTCGTGGCCGGTGAACGTCGTCTCGAGGCCCATAAACTTCTTGGCTTCGATACTATTGCCGTGCAATATGTCGAAGATCTGGATCAAGTGGGACTTCATCTCATCGAGCTTGAAGAAAACATTCGACGTCAAGATCTGGCTTGGAAAGATCACGTTGGGGCAGTGACTCGATATCACAGTCTACGGACGTTGAGAGCCAAAGACAGCGGTGAAAATTGGTCTCAGTCTGAAACAGCTGAAGAACTTGGTATGTCTAAGCAAGTAGTTGGCCGCCACATTCTAGTCAAACGAGCTATGGATGCAGGAGTTGCTGAAGTCTTAGCGGCTCCGAAATTCAGCCAAGCGGCCAATTTTGCCGAACGAGCACAGGAACGAAGAAAAACCACGGTTCTGCGAGAGCTTCGTCAGACGAGTCCCCAGGTCATTCAAGGTCCGTCAGCGGAGTTAGCCGACCCGATCCCCGATCGCTACGCAGATATATTCGAGGAAAATTTCATAACTTGGTCTAAGACGATCCAAGAAATTCCTTACAATCTGATCCACTGTGATTTTCCTTACGGTGTCAAAGCCGGTAATACTCGCGGCCAATCAGCGGCCAAAGGGTTCGGCGGCTAGGAGGATACTCCTGATATCTTTTTCAATCTCCTCGACACTTTGCTGAAAAACCAAGATCATTTCATTGCACCCTCAGCTCACATGATCTTCTGGTTTTCTCTTGATTTCTATGTTGAGGTTAAAGAAAAGATTTCGGCCGCTGGATGGAGAGTTGATCCCTTCCCTCTGATTTGGTTCAAGATAGATAACACTGGCATTATACCTGACGCCAATCGAGGGCCGCGAAGAGTCTATGAAACGGCTTTTTTCTGCACTCGGGGCGATCGTAAGGTAGTCCGAGCCGTCGGGAACTGCACCGCAGCCGGTGTTACAAAAACCTATCATATGAGTGAGAAACCAACAGTCGTCGTGAACCACTTTTTCCGAATGCTTGTGGATGAGACGACTGTAATGCTTGATCCGACTTGCGGCTCGGGAAATGCAGTGAAAGCGTCTGAGGCTCTCGGGGCCGATTGGTCTCTTGGACTTGAGATCAATTCAGAATATGTAGAAGCAGCGAAACAAAACCTGGAGCTTTGAAATGTCTGATCCCATAAACCATCCACCACATTATACTCAGCACCCTAGCGGTGTAGAGTGTATTGCTATAACAGAGCACATGAACTTTTGCTTAGGTAACGCAATTAAATACATATGGCGAGCAGATCTTAAAATAAACACAGTCGAAGATTTAGAGAAAGCTGCTTGGTATCTGCAACGGGAAATACAGCGGAGGAAGATAAATGCAACGGATTGATGTGTTAGATCACGGCTTTGTTCGTCTCGTTGATAGCATGGGAAATGATCTTTCCGTAGTTCGTGCTGCTCGTGTGTCATATGATGCAGCATGGCGAGCTGGAGAAGACTCAGGTGGTGATGAAAAACTAATCAACTACCTTTGGAAAAATCACCATACAACTCCATTCGAGTCGGTCACACTAACCTTCGAGGTTAAGGCGCCAATCTTTGTATTTCGCCAGTGGCATCGCCACCGCACCTGGTCCTACAATGAGCTTTCTGCGCGCTATCGTGAACTTCCAGAAGAGTTTTATGTGCCGGATGCAGATATTATAGGAACACAATCTACAGTTAATAAACAAGGTCGGGATTTAACCACATCTACGTCAAAAGAAGATATAAAGTATTATATATTTTCATGCAGATCTGCTTTTTATAGATATAAACATCTCTTATCTAAAGGCTGGCCACGAGAACTTGCTCGCGCAGTTCTTCCTGTTGCCGCATATTCTCATATGTTCGCTACAGTCAACCTCCTCAATTTATTCAAGTTTCTTACTCTCCGCACTGATCCTCATGCTCAATACGAAATCCGTCAGTATGCAAACGCTCTTCAAACATTGGCTGAAGATGTAGCACCTGTGAGTGTAAAAGCGTGGGCCTCTGAACAAATCACTTGACAAGTATGGCTATTCCCGTTACGGTAAAGACCATACCAGCAAAGAAAAGGAGACTGACGTGATCGAGCTAATTCAAATTACTGGAACAAAAGTTTCTGTTTCTGTAAGGAGTATAGTATCAGTATCTGTAGAAGCTTTTGGCACTCGAATTGCGACTAATGGAGACAGGGTTTATTTTGTAAAAGAGTCTTACGAAGAAGTTATACAAATGATAAGAGGTAATGAACTGGAGACCAAATAATGGCCATGACCTACCCTATAGTAATCATTGGAGAGGCTTGGGGAGAACACGAAGAACGCGAGGGCCGGCCATTCGTCGGTCCCAGCGGCTCTGTCCTTCACGGCCTTCTCCGTCAGATTGGCATAGATCAACGAGAATGTCTACTCACAAACGTATTCAACATGCGACCAGTAGGAAACAACGTCCTTGGTTTTTGTGGCCCAAGAGCCGAAAGCATTGATCTCTATCGTCCTCTGACTAAGAGCCAATACGTTCGAGCTGAATTTGCTCCCGAAATTGAGCGCCTTTGGGCCGAGATTGAATTGGCCCAGCCAAACCTCATCATTGCTTTAGGCAACACAGCACTCTGGGCTGTGTGTAAGAAATCGGGAATAAAGAAATATCGCGGTTCACCTTTGATGACCTTCGATAACCATTTCAAAGTCCTGCCAACTTGGCATCCGGCCGCCATTCTCCGTCAATGGGAACTTCGAGTAGTCACATTGGCCGATCTTAACAAAGCAAAACGGGAGAGTGCGTTTTCTGATCTTCGGCGGCCTGAACGGTTCATTTACATGGAGCCAAGTATTCAGGACATTGAGGACTTCTACCACCAACATCTTAAAAACCAGCCTTTCATTTCCTGCGATATTGAGACGAAAGAGGGCACGATTACTGAAGTCGGCTACGCCACAGCCAACGGCAAGCATTGCCTCGTCATTCCATTCTGGGATCGTCAAGCAGGTGACGGGAATTATTGGAAAACTCCGGAAGAGGAACGGGCTGCTTGGTCTTGGATTAGATACATTAATCGTAAACACTCTCTCATCGGCCAGAACTTCTCCTACGATATGCAGTATTTTTGGCGCACAGTTAAAATTCCTTGTCCAAAATTCATAGGCGATACTATGTTATTGCACCACGCTCTACAACCTGAACTCGAAAAAAGCCTCGGTTTCCTCGGTTCAATTTACACGAACGAACCGAGTTGGAAGTTTATGAGAACCGATCACACTACGTTGAAACTTGGGGATGAGTAAGAAAGTGCCATCGTTACTATTCACGAACTATGAAAGTATGACGCTGGGAGAGATATGCAGACCGCTCAGCGCCCTGACCATGCCTGTAAAATGTCGCTGGGGTTTTGGTGGCGCGTTGATGACACATGCCTCAGTTTTACAATCGCAAAGGCAGCAAGTGACTATGGACTATCTACGAAACAAGAAGAGGAAAAAGAAATGATAACAGTCGAAGCAGATAGAATTCAAGGTTCTCCTTACAATTTGACTAAGCTCAAGATACGGAAGGAGAACATGGAAATAATGCAAGATCTCGGATCATATCCTTGTCTATCAGGAGACGAGTCTTTTGATGGCCCGATCTGCCGTGTCGTTATGACCAGTGGCCGAGTTCTTTTCATCAACGCTACGTCAGAAGAGTTAGAGGCTAGAAGTGCATGAGACTCGTAATAATCGAAAGTCCATATGCTGGCGACGTTGAACGAAACATCGAATATGCTCGAGCCTGCGTTCGTCACAGCTTGTCGCTTGGTGAAGCCCCCATTGCCTCTCATCTTCTTTACACTCAGCCGGGAATATTAGACGACAATATTCCAGAAGAACGGGAGTGGGGAATTGATGCAGGATTGGCTTGGAGAAAAGTGGCGGAAAGAACCGTAGTTTACAAAGACTATGGAATTACAGCCGGAATGTGTTATGGTATTGCTGCGGCCAGAAAAGCCAGAGTTGAAATAGTCTATCGGAGTATCATTTTTGGCGGAATGCTGGTTGAGGAATACTCAAAGTGAAAGTCTTCAACACAGCCGATCTTGATGAACGAATAATGAAAACTCTTTCTTCATCTCAGGCCGCTTACATCTACAACGGCCTTGATTGCTGTGTCACAGCAGAAGTTTACAATGAATTAATGGATCAACTCAAAACCGAGCCGCCGAATGTTCGTGAGACTTATGAGAATACCCTTGCCAAACTCGCTCCTATCATGGAAATGTCTATGCGTGGAATTTATATTGACGAGGAGGCTCGACAGGGAACGATTGATTACTTTGAGAAACAGTTAGTCAAACTCGATCAAAAGTTCCAACGAATTATGATTGAGGTCTTCGATGGCCCGAGAAATTGGCGCTCTCCTCTACAGATGAAAGACTTATTCTATGGAACTCTTGGAATAAAAGAGATACGAAAACGGAACGCTAAAGGCCAGTGGGTTGCAACGATCAATAAAGAGGCCCTGGAATATTTCGATCGCTATCTCACGGCTCGGCCATTGGCCAAATTTGTCATTCTGATGCGAGACATACAT